GTCGTGTCGAACGACGCTCTCCAACAACTCGAGAGCCCGTCCACTCACCGTGATGGTGTTTGCGGCGACTTTCTTATCCACCTGGGCGAATCGACGTTTTATGTCGAATGTCGCTCCGGGGCTCCACCCGAAGAACGGCTCAATACAGTGCAAACTAAACGGGCCGAGAAGACTTGCGATTTTCCTCTTTGCACGAAACATTCGTGCACTGAGCTCGGGTTTAATGACCCGAGTTCGGAAGTCTCTCATACGCTCGTTCGTTGCGCGGCACTGAGCTTCAGAAGCGTCGAACTTCTGCAGAGCGACAGACGCTACGTCAATGACTACCCTATGTTCCTTGTACTTACTAAGGTACTCGGTAACAAGGTAGTCACCAGCGAAGCGCTGCCATTCGTTCTCCAGATAATCGCCCGTAGGCAAGGATGAGTCAAGCAACTCCAGTGGAGCATACTTGAACTTCAACCAAGCCGAAAGGGCGATCGGCGTGTCGATATGCTTACACAGAGCGAAGAAAACTTCGTCAATAGGGTAAGAACCCTTGTGTGGCATAGGAACTCTCCTTTGGGTTTGTGACCTTTTGGATCAGTAGACGTTTTGGAGATTCTCAACCATGTTGACGACTTGAGTGTCAGCAAGGAGGAGGGCAAGCATCTTGCGTAGATCTTTACGATTTTGCAAGGTGTTGCGTTCCGGGAGGACGATCTCACATGAAGATCTCGTGACGTACGATACCGTCGGTGGAGGCGTAATGCCTGCATCGTTGGTACCGAGCGTTTCGAGAGTCGGAATGTGGAAACCGACCTTGACCCTATTCACGCGGTTCGAAGACGAAGCCACGCCATTGCCGGCAGGGGGCGTGCGGATCAAGCTAAGGCTGATCCGCCAGAACCCTACCGGCGTGGCTTGAGACTGGTCCTCGTACCACCAGACACCGTTGGTGTCTGGTCCGAGCGGAGTGAAGGTGTGGTTCACAGGGGTTCCCTGTGCATCAGCGATGACAATCGCAGTGACTGCGGACATGAGCAAAAGCTCCTAAAGAATTGTCGAACAAAAGCTCGGCAAAGCCGAACCACGTTTGAGAGTGATTTTCCCAGTTCACGATCGCAGGTGTTATTTCCCCTTGATCAGAACCCTGAGAAGCGACGCGGCACTCACAAGCCGCCGCCAGCCAAGGCTGGCATTAAATTGAGGAAGTGTTGGACAAGGCCAGACGCCTAATGGGATACGAGTTTTATAAGAGTACTGATTGATGCCCTCACCCTGTACGATCTGGGTTATCCCAGATGTAACGGGCTTGTAGCTCCAAGCAGTTCCTCCTATACTCGTCCTGTAGCCGCCGACCTCATATCCACGCACAAAGCCCTGCCCGAAGGCGAGGGCTCCCTCAAGGCTACGAAGGTAACCTCCGACGTCGAGAACCCAATCGACAACGAAGGAGTACGG